ACGGAAGCTTATAATTCAGCAAAACAAAAGTTTAGTGACTTATATAATAGTGCTAAAGAAAAGTTCGATGCTGTTAAAAATGCAGCAAAAGAAAAATTTGATGCTGCTAAACGATTCATTATTGACCCAATAAAAGAGGCTGTGGACAAGGTGAAGGGATTCATCGATAAAATCAAAGGATTCTTTGACAATTTGAAACTTAAAATCCCTAAACCTGAAATGCCTAAAATGCCACATTTTAGCTTGCAAACTAGTACAAAAAATATTTTAGGAAAAGACATTGAATATCCAAGTGGTCTGAATATTGATTGGCGTGCAAAAGGTGGTATTTTTACACGTCCTACGATTTTTGGAATGAACGGTGCGAATTTACAAGGAGCTGGAGAAGCTGGTCCGGAAGGTGTTTTACCTTTAAATGAGAAAACACTTGGTGCAATAGGAAAAGGCATTGCATCTACGATGCCACAACAAAGTAATGACCGTCCAATTATCTTGCAAGTTGATGGAAGAACATTCGCTCAAATCACTGGTGACTATACAGATCATGAAGGTGGAGTAAGAATTAGAAAGATTGAAAGGGGGCTGGCATAATGTATGGCATTAAATTTAATGGAAGACATTCATATAGTGATATGGGATACACTATGCCAGCTGATGGCAGAGATATCGGTTTTCCAAGTAAAGAAAAGATTGTGGTTAAAGTACCCTTCAGTAATGTGGAATATGATTTTAGTGAAATATATGGCTCGCAGACATATACATCGAGACCATTAACATATACATTCAATGTTTTGAAGCGAGGCAATTGGACGCCACAGGCATTGCATATGGAAAAGACTAAGTTAATTAATTGGTTAATGAACAGTGGCGGTAGAAAAAAACTATATGATGATGACATCCCTGGTTATTATTTTTTAGCTGAAGTAGAAAGTGAATCTAGTTTTGAGGATGATTATGAAACTGGAACACTTACTGTAACTTTTAGAGCATATTCATTCATGATTGCAGAATTGCAAGAAGGTAATGATATATGGGATAGCTTTAATTTTGATTTAGACGTTGCTCAAACTACTGATTTCACTGTGAATGGATCATTACAAGTTACTATGTTCAATGCCGGAACGCCTAATGTGGTTCCTGAAATTAAAGCATCTAATCCGATGAAAATTAGTATGAATGGAGTTACCTATACAATTCCAAAGGGGACGATAAAAGATAAGAATTTCGCACTTAAATCAGGAGGAAATACAATTAAAATTAATGGTAATGGTACAATCTCATTTCGTTTTTATAAGGAGCTGATTTAATGTATGAAGTAACCATTATTAATGATGGTAAAAAGACTGTCATTCATTATCCACATGTGGATGGTATTAAATTAGCTTCTGGAACGATAAAAAAGGAGATCAATTTAATAGATTCTTTTAATTTTAGTTTCTATATGAATAATCCTGGGTTCAATAAGATAAGGCCGTTAAAAACTTTAATTCATATTTTTAATACTCGTACTCAAAAGTATGAATTTGAAGGGCGAGTGTTAGGGCCTAATAAAAATATGGATAATAGCGGACTTCATAGCGATTCATATGAATGTGAGGGAGAGCTAGGATACTTACATGATTCTGTGCAGAAACATTTAGAGTTTAGGGGTACACCGAAGGAACTGTTTACAAAGATTCTTGATTACCATAATAAGCAAGTAGAAGAGAATAAAAGATTTAAAGTTGGAAATGTAACGGTTACGAATTCCACAAATAACCTTTATCTTTATTTATCAGCTGAGAAAGATACCTTCGACACAATTAAAGAAAAATTAATAGATAAATTAGGTGGCGAACTCCAAATACGTAAAGTAAACGGAGTTCGTTTTTTGGATTATTTAGAACGGATTGGTGAAGACAAAAAAGATGAGATTAAGATTTCAAAGAACTTAATCAGCATGTCTTGCGACATAGATCCAACTCAAATTATTACCCGTTTAACACCTTTAGGCGCACGAATTGAATCAGAGGAAGAAGGTGCAACCGATGCATCAGAAGCACGTTTAACCATTGAATCGGTTAATAAGGGGATACCCTACCTTGATGATGTGGAAGCCATAAAAGAATTTGGAATCCAAGGCGGTTCTATTACATGGGATGATGTAACGCTTGTTGAGAATTTACTTTCTAAAGGAAAAGAGTGGCTTAAAAATCAGAAGACGGCACATGTTCAATATCAAATCAGTGCAGTTGATTTATCTTTAATTGGATTGGATATCAATTCATTTGAGCCAGGAAATAGCCATCCAGTTATAAATCCAATC